GCGAATGTTAAAACAACTTCTAAAAGAGGGGGGAGTATCAAACTATGGTACTTATCTCGATAAATCAGAAGTTGATTTAATTAAGAAATTGCGCAAGGAGAACAATCCACTAGCCAGCAAACTTGAGAAAGTTGGCAAGGTGCTTGAGGGTTACAATAAGATGTTTGATACAGTGTCAGCGTTAGCATCCTATAAAGCGCTAGTTGATAACGGCATTGATTCAAAACAAGCGGCGGCGACAACGCTCGAATTAACCAACTTCCGCAAAACTGGATCAAAAATGCGTGGTATTAAAGCCTTGTATATGTTCTCGCAACCGACTGTAATGGGGGCGGCCAACTTAATGCGTTATCTATCAACTCGTAAAGGGCAAATCCGCTTTATTGGATATATGGCGGTAATGACTTCACTTTACACTGTGTTACGCTCAATGGATGATGAGGATGAGGGCGGGAATAAAATGGATCAACTTGGCGACATCACTCGATATATCCCGATTCCACTAGGTGAGGGGAAATATTTTAAAATTCCAGTTGGTTTTGGTATGGCGCAAATGGCTTGGAACTTTTCAACAAATATTGTAAAAGGTGCTGTTGGTGATATTTCATTGACTGAGGCTGGTGCAAATATGCTAGTGCATTCATTGAAAACATTTTCTCCAGTATCTCCATCTGAAATTTCAGCAGCAAAATATCCAATGGAAAAAATCGCATTAACCGTAACGCCAACTATTTTGCAACCAATTATGCAAAACGTTGTAAATCGATCTGCTTTTGGTAATAAGATCACAACTAACTATGTGCGTGATGATAAATTAAAAGCAGAGCAATCTAAGGCGACAACTGCTCAATTTTGGAAAGATGTGGCGATTAATCTAAACGATACAATGGGTATTGATATGCACCCTGAGCAAATTAAAAACTTGTTTGACGGTTACAGCTCAATGCTTGGTAGTCTTAAAGAGTTGAATACTGTATTTGTGGAAAATCCTAATCGTGAAGAGCTTGGAAGAAAAGCACGTACGCCATTTTTAAATCAATTCATTGGCACAACAAACGAATTTGCTATTCAAAGCCGTTACTATGAGGCAAGCGAAGAGGCTGGAAGTGTTTATAAAGAATACAAATCTCGCAAAGAACGCAATGAGTTGAGTAATTGGTTAGATGCCGACAAGATGAAACTAATTAAATTCCATGAGCAAGAAGAGAGTATTGTTAAGAAAGCAAGAAGTGAAAAAGCTAATCTAACTCGTTCATTGCGCTCAGGCAAAATTAGTGCAATTGCTTATGAGAATGGCATTAAACGTTACAATAAAGATATGAGCAGAGTACAAGCCAAAATGTTACATAAATACCGTATAATGGAGGGTTTGAACACAAATTAATCTATTGACAATAAAAAATTTTGCAGTAGAATTTCTCAAAATAGCCGAATTGTAGAAATACAGTTCGGTTTTTTATTGGAGTTTTTATGCAAAAGCTAAAATTGCAAAATGAAGCAGATAAAAAATCTCTGATTATTTATCTGAATACTCGAATTATTGAGTATAAACAAGATTTATGCAGTGAAGGTTTAACGCCGCAACAATACAATGTTCTTAGAGGAAGAATCAAAGAACTGCAAGATCTTGTTGGTGAACTCGACCCAACATTACAGGCCCGCTAATTTCAGCGGGCTTTTTTATTAACGCATTATCACAAGCCGCTTTATGCTGCTTAAAGAGGTAATACATGGAAAATCAAGACACCGTAGAATTTAATGCTGATGCCGCTTTTGATGAAGCCGCTAATCAACTTGAATCAGGTGGACTAACTGCCGACAACGAGCCGTCTGTTGCAAATGACAACAATCAGTTCGCGTCCGATCAGCGTGGAGAAAACCCTCCTCAAGAAAGCAACCCGCAAGCGCCGGAAGCAAAAGAGGAAGAGCCTGAATGGTTAGCAAATGCCACTGACGAAGTGAAAGAGCATTTCCGCTCAATGAAAGCAGACAAAGAACGCTACGAACACATGGCTAAATCTCATCGTGGTCGTGCTGGTGCGTTCGCAAAGAAATATCAACAAGCACAAGCCGCTCTAGAACAGCTCAAACAAAACCAACCTTCCTTTGATGGAGAATTGGAAAGTTTGCGTGCTGATTATCCTGAAGTTGCAGAGTTATTGTCCCGCATTATTGCCGGACAAAATAAACGCCTTGAAGATGTTTCTGCCCCAATCGCTCAAATGGTGGAAGCCAACGTCCAAGATTTTGCACAGCAACAACTTGATACCTCTATTTCTTTAGTTACTCAAGCCGTTCCTGATGCAGACAATATCTTGCGCGATCCTATGTTCCATCGCTGGGTAGATACGCAACCAAATGGCGTTAAAGCAATGTTTAGCTCTGACGACCCGCAAGATGCGATTTATTTACTCAACGAGTACAAACGTGCAACATCCTCCATCACTGAGCAACGTAATAAACGATCTCAACAATTATCCGCCATGTCGCTCCCAACGGGGCGCAGTGCGCCAAAAGGCGGTGATGAAATTGATGAAGATGCGTTATTCGATCAATTAGCTGCTCAATTTGCTAAGCAGCGATAGTTAGTTCATTTGAGGAAAATTATTATGGCTACAACTAAATCTACGGATATTTCCCAACGCACACAAGTGTATGCAGAAGCTAAAATGTTAGCTCATGCTGAACCGGTATTGATTTTGACTAAACTTGGTCAAACCAAACCAATCCCACAAAACAAATCCCAAGTGATTAAATTCCGCCGTCCAAAACCGTTTGCACCGGCTTTAACTCCATTAACTGAAGGTGTTCGCCCTGAATCCCAAAAAATGGTGTATGAAGATGTGGAATGCCGTTTACAACAATTTGGTGCGTGGACTGAAATCACCGATGTGATTCAAGATACTCACGAAGATCCTGTATTGTCCGACATGACCATGCTTTCTGGTGAGCAAGCAGCAGAAACCACTGAGCTTGCAACGTGGGGGGCAATCAGCGGTGGTACTAACGTGATTTTTGCCAATGGTTCGGCAACTTCACAAGTCAATACAGCTTTGAAATTAGAACATGTACGTGCGGCAGTGCGTAAATTACAACGCAACCGTGCGAAGAAAAAAACTAATATTTTGGATGGTTCAATCAAATACGGCACTAAACCGATTGAAGCAGCCTATATTGCTGTTTGCCACACAGACTTGGAAGCGGATATTCGCAATTTGCCAGGCTTTACCTCAGTTGCTGAATATGGTTCTCGTCAGCCAATCGTTCCACAAGAGTTTGGTACGGTAGAAAATGTGCGTTTTATCACCACGCCATTGCTTACCCCAACAGCAAATGCAGGCGCATCTGCTACTGGTAAAGTGTTATCTACAGGTGGTTCAAGTGCGGACGTGTACAAAATCGCGATCTTTGGTCAAGAAGCCTATGCAGTTTGCCCATTAAAAGGCAAAGATGCCGCACAAATTTTGGTACGCAATCCTGGTAAAGCCGAAAAAGGCGATGAACTTGGTCAAACTGGTTCCGTCGGTTGGAAAACTTGGTGGGCTGGTAAAATCTTGAATGATGCGTGGTTAGTTCGTTTGGAAGTCGCCGCAACCGCACTTTAATTTGAAACTCAAGCCCTCCTCGTGAGGGCTTTCTTTTTTTAATGAGGAAATCTATGTCATATCCATTTATTGATCTGAAAAAAGCCACAAAAGAAGAGTTGGTTGCGCACTTACGCGAACAATGCGGTATTGAAAAAGATGGTAAGAAAGAAGATCTTGTTCAGGCTATTCTTGATTTTGAAAGTTCTACTGGTTTGGTGCGCCCAGATACACCAACAGAAAATAAGTCAAAAGAAACACCTCCAGCTGATTTGCCTTTATCTGCAAACAAACGTGTGCGAATTATCATTGCGCCAAGTGAAACTGACAACAGTGATGTGTATGTTGGTCTTAATGATTTGGATATATTAATTAAACGCGGAGAAGAAGTTGCCGTACCCGAATCTGTTTATGTTTTACTTTCTAAAGCTGGCGAACATCGCTTTGAACAAAACAAAGACGGTACTTATAGCGAATACTTTGCTCCTCGCTATTCCATTACTGTATTAGGTGATGCCTAATGAATTACTTGCAACTTGCTCAACGGTTACGTCGTGAAATGAACGATACAGGCGAAGGCCCGCATAATGTTACCAATCAAACTGGTCGTAACCTTGAGTATGTTGATGCAATTCGTGAAGCGTGGCTGGATATTCAATCCTTACGCCCATGGAACAAGCGATTTTGGGGGAATGGTTTTGATGGTGATAATCTTCAAGAATTAGAAGCGTCCTCTGATACACCATTTATTCCTAAGCAATTCCACGTGGCGATTGTGTACTACGCTATGCAAAGTAAAGCCCTGTCACAAAATGCACAAGAGCTCGTTATGCGTGGGCAAAATGAATGGGATAAATATCTCCATTTGCTTTGCGAACGATTCTTACCCACTCCATCATTAGGCAAATAATGTCACAACTTCCACGAATTCAATCACAATTTATCGCCATCAGCGGCGGCATGGATTTAACTACGCCGCCGATTGCAAAGGCGAATAGTGAAGCGATTATCGCGTTAAATGTGCAACCTAATTATGGAGGTGGTTTTTCTCGAATTGAGGGCTATGAATGCATTGACGGCGAAATGATTCCTTCTGAGATGGATTATGCAGTATTAGTGGTTGATGAAATTCCTCAAGATAAATCCTTTCTTAATAAAACCTTCAACCATCAAGGAAAACGCTATCAAATTATTGATGTGTTAGCGCAAGAGCTTGTTGTTGCAGCATTACGTCCATTAAATTTAGCCAATGGCAATGTTTTTAGCGTAGAGGGAACATCTTTCACTGCTCACTACGTGCATAGCTCTATAGAAGGAGAGTTAGAAGATGATTTACGCTACCGTGCGACTGCTTTTCAATTGGGCGTAGAGCATGTGCTTACCGTACCAGGAGAAAACCCAATTCGTGGCGTACTAGAAGTCAATAACGAAGTCATCGCCTTTCGAGATAACGGAGAAAAGTGTGGTGGGTTTATCAGCTCAAGTCAAGGATGGTCAGCCATACCGAATACCTATCTAGTTAAACTAAAAAACGTGGTAAAACCTGAGAATTTACTGAATGGTGCTGAGTTTATATCTGCTAGCAGTCGTGGGATTATCCATTCAGTCACGCTTGCCCCAGATAATTTATCTGGTTACGTAGTTCTCTCTCAATCGGTTATTGAAAATCAACCTTTACAAATAAAAGGGGAGACTGTTGCAACCATTGAGGATTGCGAGTTGGTCAAATTATCAAAAGGATTGTCTTGGCACTTTATTTATCACAATTTTTATGGCGGTGCAGATACATTTTATGCTTACGGCTGTAATGGAGAACAAATAATTGAAGTGCGGCCAAATGGGGTAATTGTTCCAATTTTGGTTAATAGTAATAATCCGCAATATATCTGTGCACACCGCAATCACTTATTTGCCTCTTTCCCAGGTGGGCAATTAGGACATTCTTTAGTGGGGCGTCCTAACCAATGGTCAGTTTTACTCGGTTCTGAACAATTGGGGTTAGGTGATGAAATCACCGCACTTTCTTCCACAGTTGGTGGGGTATTAATTATTGGTTGCCGTAATAAAATAGCAGGGCTTTACGGTTCTGGGCGTGATGATTGGGTTTTAAAAGAAGTTTCTTCTATCGGCATTGTACCTGAAACATTACAAACAACATTCGTTCCTTTAGCTATTAGTAAAAATGGTATTACACGCATCGATCAAACCGAGCAATTTGGCGATTTTCGATTAAGTGAAGTAGATGCCAATCGTAAACTAGGTTTCGACAAGCAACATTACAACATTGCTTATACTTCCACAAAACCAAAATCAAATCAGATTCGGTTCTATTCTAAAGAAGGTCGTCATATTTGTATGATGTTACAAGCTGATGGCTCAACACGGAGTACATTTTTTACTTATCCAGAGATTTTACGTGGGGTATGGCAATCTCCTAAACAGGTTTACTTAGCCTTTGATGACGGTAAGGTATATCGCCAATCGGATAAATGCCATTCATTTTCAGGAAAACCAATTGATTGGATTATTAAAATGGCTTTTAACCATTGCGGGTCGCCAACATTGATTAAAAGTTGGCATAGCGCAGAATTACAAGCAACCACAGAGGGGAAATCTAAATTAAGTTATCGTTTCGATCTTGACTACAATTCCAACTACCACGCATCAACACTGAGCAAGGATTTGCAAATCGCTGGTGGCGGTGGGCGTTGGAATGATGCCTTCTGGAATGACTTTCTATGGTCTGCTGAAGATTACTCAACACCAACTTTTCACTTATCTGGCTATAGCCGAAATATCGCTTTGTCATTTTCTGGTTCATCTATTTACTCCCCACAATTTGAAATCAGTGGGCTTATTCTCAACTACATAACTCGGAGAAATTATCGTGTCTGATGAAAAAAGAACATGGTATCAACGCACCCATCAATTTACCCCTTACACTAAAGCAGATGGCACGGCAGTTTCTGATGAATTTGATGCCATCCAAGCGAGCTTTGAGCGTATCCCAGCAATGCGTGATGATGGAAAAGGCTTTGTAACCAGTCCATTAATTCCTGAACCTAGCAATCCAAATCACCCTGTTCCATTCAAGATGCTAACGGAAACAGAAGCAAGTGTGAATAATGCACGTGATGATGTTACGAAGAAGGCCCAACAAGTCGCGCACAATGCTCAATCCGTTGCGACAAATACTCAAACCACAATTAATCAAGCTAAGTCAGCATCTCAATCCGCAGAATCAGCTTCCGCAAGTAGTCGTTCAGCAAGTAATTCGGAGGAAATGGCACGTAAATGGGCTTCAAATCCTGAAAATGAAGTCGTTTTAGATGAAAAATATTCAGCTTACCATTATGCGCAAAAAGTAGCACAATCCGCCGCAAACTTAGCAAGTGCGGAATCATCAGCAATACAAAGTGCGACTATAGCTACACAAAAAGCAGAGGAAGCAACACGAGCTGCCCAAAAAGCGGAAAGTCTTGCCGCTGGAGAGATTGATTATACTAAGGTGCTCAATGTACCACACTCAAACATTAATACCGAAGGAGTGGTTCGCTTAACCAACGATACTGGACTTGAAAGTGAATCTCTTGCACTCACTGCAAAAGCAGGGAAAAAACTTGCTCAACAAACTGCACAATTACAGTTAAATGTCTCGCAAAATTACATCCCAAACAGCAAAAAATCCTCTGCGGTAAATAGCAATAGTGCAGACACCGTCGCAACCAGTGCAGCGGTTAAAACGGCTTATGACAAAGGCGTGGAAGCCAAAACTGCCGCAGATAATGCCCAGCACACTGCGGATAGTAAACAATCCCCCGCTACAACGCTTGCTGGTTATGGCATTAATAATTTTAAGGTGGAAAATGGTAGCGGTAATATGAATGATTATCGCACTGACGGTATTTATTGCTTTGGGACACTTTACGGAGTAAGTAATTCACCTAGAGATACAAATAGTGATATTGGGTCGGGAAATCTTCAGGTCATTACAGGTGGTATAGGTAATGAAAGATGGTGTCGGCAAATTTTCCACGTACATTATTCGAAAGATACCTATATTCGCTGGCAAGTGAGTGTCGCTAATGATGATTGGTCAGCATGGGAGAAGTGGAATGATATAGAGTCAGTACGACAACTGGTTGCGCAAAAAGCTAATTTAGCTGATTTTACCTATCAAAAAATCGGCAACTTTGAGATTCGAAAATATCCAGATGGCACAATGATACAAACATATTTCGCTGATTTTACCGATGTCCACGGTCCAAACAGTGGAATTGGTGGAACAGGACAAAAACAATTGACGTGGGCAGTGTCATTTGTGGGGAAACCGTTAGTTTGGGGGAATATAACATCATCCTTTGAAGGTCACCATGATGTTGGAGTCAATATATTAACAAAATCAACAGCGACAACATTGTATTGGTACAACTACGAACATGGCGATCCAAACCAAGGTGCATGTCGTTTACAGTTTTTGGCAATTGGGAGATGGAAATAATGACAATGTATTTTAAAGACGGTTTTTTTGACGATTCTTACGGTGGATTTGTGCCCGAAGGCGCAGTGGAAATTAGCCAAGATAAATATCTTGAGTTACTCAATGGACAAGCCGCTGGCAAACAAATCATCGCCGATAAAACAGGCAACCCTGTATTAATTGACCCACAACCAAGCGCAGCACACGAGCTAAATCTTGATACGCTCACGTGGGAAATTTCACCCGAAAAACAAACCGCACTTTTTGAACAACAAAAAGAAGGCTTACTCAATAAGTTAGCGGACAAAGCGGACCAACTTAAAAATAGCTTACTGACAGGTTACCCACAAACGGAAATTGAGAGTTTCTATCGCCAAGAGAAAGAGGCTCTCGCATGGCAAGCCGACCACAACACCCCTACACCAATGCTTTCACAAGTTGCGCGTGTACGTGGTGTACCACTGGATATGCTAATTAGCAAAGTGATTGAAAAATCCGCCCAGTTTGCGGTGGCGATTGGCATTATTATTGGGCAACGACAAGCCTTTGAAGACCGTTTGTTGGCTTTAAAAACGCCCGATGATTTAACCGCACTTGAACAGGAGATTGAACAATGGCAGTTCCAAGTAAATTAAAAAAATATGGATATCACGTGGTCATTGCCATAGACCAACTGTTTAATGCCCTCACAGGTGGCGCGGCAGATGAAACCCTTTCCAGCCGAACTTATCGCGCGTGTTTAAAACCACAGCCGAAAAAACGCTGGCATGTGTTGTATTGCGTGATTAATGGGATTTTCTTTGACAAGAATCATTGTAAGACGGCGTATGAAAGCGAGCTTTCGCGTAAACAATACCCAGATGATTTTCAAACTAAGGCTGCTGAATAAGTAGCCTTTTATTTAGGAGAATATATGTCAATTCTAGGTTCTATGACGGATGCGGTGAATAAAACTAAAACTCCGCAAGCCCCAACAATTTCTACTCAACCACCGCCAAAAGATACATCACAAACAATGGCAGGCAATGTCTCTAATTTATTAAATAGCAATTCACTTTTAATGAATAGTGCGGCTGCTAAAGGAGAGCGTATGGCTGCTAATCGCGGTTTGCAAAATTCAACCATTGGTGTGGAATCTGCTCAACGTGCAATGCTTGATGCGGTAATACCAATTGCAAGCCAAGATACGCAAAATGCGTTTGCGGAAAAACAAACTCGCTTACAAGCTGATTTAAATTTCCAAAATCAAAGTAAGCTCAATCAGCAACAAAATCAATTCACCGCATCGCAGGCAGAATTAGAACGCGGTCATCAGCGTGGAATGGCGCAATTACAATCTGACCTAGCTTATAACAATCAAAGCAGATTGAATCAGGCTCAGAATCAGTTTACCGCATCTCAAACCGCACTTGAACGCCAACAACAAAAAGATATGGCGAATTTGAATCATCAAAATGAGATGAAGAACTTAAATGCGCAAGTCGCGGCTAACACTATTGGTAAATCTATTGATTTCACCATGCAAATTACCAGTAACTTCGATGCGCAAATTGCCACTATCCTGAATAATTCGAATATGAAAGCTGAGGATAAAACTAAAGCTATTGAGCAACTTAAAGCAAGTCGAGATTCAGAAATTCAATTTATGAGTAAGTTTATGCAAGGAATTCCGACCACTAAACAAAATTGGTCGTCTTTTCCGAGTTTAGGCGTTCCGTCAATTCAAATTTAGTTAAGAGGAGAAAGGTTATGGCGTTTTGGGATGGTGCATGGGATGCAATTAGTGGAGCTGGTAAATGGCTAGGAGAAACAGCTGGAAGTGCAATGGATTGGATGGACAACCATAAAGAGGCAAGCAATATTATCGGTAATGTTATTGCTGGTGCCGGTGGTTACTTTGCACAAAAACAAGCTGGTAAAGATTTGATCAATCAGCAACGTGAGTTATTAAATCTGCAAGATCAGATGAAATCAAAATATTCAGCCGTACCAGATGCGGATTGGTCGTATAAAAGTTTGACCGTGGATGATTCTCCAGGATTAGCAAATGGCGGTATTTTGACTGAAATGAAGAAACGTTCTGAAACTAAAGGGGCTAACAATGGCAGAGTTGCATGATAGTTTTGGTGAGTCAATGGAAAAAGCTGGCTATGAGCGAGCTAGTGATTCTGATTCATCCTTTTCCGGTGGCGGTGGTTGGCGAGAAGATAACAGTAGTGATAGTTATCGTAGTACGTCAGATAGATGGAATGACCACAAATCTAGATACGGAAAAGACAAAGTCTATACTGATGCATTTAATGAGCGAAGAAATAACTCTAGTTGGAGTGGTGGTCATAGCGCAATTAGCCGAACAATTAGTGAAAAATATCATTCGCTCGCTAACGGTCAAATGAGCGCCGCCGCTCCAGAAAAAGATCAGAAAACACTCACTGGCGGTTTATTTGGAAAAAGTTACTCCAATGCGCCTTATTCCGCCAGAGAAGATTGGGATAATGTTGGATTCTTCACCTCAGATGAACGATTGAGAGATATTGCGCATCATAATGCGATGGAAGATAAGACAAAAAAATACGCTGGTGATACAGTCGGAAATGTTGTTTCAACGCTTATGGGAGTTGTTGGTGAACCAGTATCTAAAGGCGCGGCAATTACACAAGGAATCACTCAACTTGGCGTTTCCAAAGCTGGAACAATTGCAGACAAATTCAAAGATAAGGAAAAAATCCTTGAAAAAATGACCCCTTCTCAACGCCAAGCCTATCGCTCAAATTACCACGCGGCTCAGAATTTTTATGATGAAGATATGGATTCATTTGGCTCTCGATTTGCTGGCGGATTGGCGACAGCAGCTGGAGCTATTGGTTATGCAGCAAATCCGACTCTTGGTAGTTTTGTTGGTACAGGAGCTAAAACAATAGCAGATGGTTGGCGACATAATCACGCTATTGAATATGCAGCTGAAAAGCTCAATTCACCGGCACTAAAAGGGGATATTGCTAATCGAAAAGATGCGATAGCTCGTGCATGGAAAGAAGATAGAGAGCGAAGAGCAATGGATGGCAGTAATGAGCAGTATAAACCTGGAATCCTAGGCTCAATGCAACAACGTCTCAATCCAATAAAAACGGAAAATGAGGATTACAACGAAATTCCTCAGCTCATCAACTTATGGAACAACGTTTCAATTCGATAGAAGGACAAATTTATGGGTATTTTAGATTCGATGACACAACAATCACAACCACAGACAACAGAACAAAGTACGGTCGAAAATCCACAGGGTTCACAACAACAGGGAAGTATGGCGCAGATGTATCAAATGTTGATGCAAAATTCCATTAATGCTATCGCAAATGTTGCGCAACAGCGTATTCAAGAAAAAGGGCCAGAAGAAGGTATTGCGGATTTAGTCGCAAAAGCGATGATTTCAAATCTTCAGGCCGCGCAACAAAATGGAAAAACTATTCCGCCACAAGTGATGATGCAGGTCGCTAAAGATTTAGCTATGCAATTATTACAGCAAGTTGGTGTGCCAGAAGAGCAAATTGATGATGTATTGATTGATATTTTAATGAATGCGCTCGAGCAATTTGGTGAAGCAACGCACGGTGCGTTACCTCGAGAAGAAGAACAGCAATACGTTGATATGATTAATAAAGTGGCTGAAATGGAAAGCCAACGTCGTGCGCAAATACAAAGCGAACAATCAAAACCAATGCAACAAAAAGGGGCATAATTTATGGGATGGGGTGGAATTCTCGGTGCAATGACGCAAGGCTTGGGAACTGGTATTGTCAAAAATGTTGAACAAGGGTGGAAAGATGAAGAAACGCAAAAGCTGTTAGATTGGAAAACAGCAGAAGCTGACAAACAACGTGCTTTTGATAGTGAATTGCTTGATAAAAAATACAAGCATGAGTTTGAGCTTGAAGATCACAGAATGCGTAATGAGATTTCAGCCGCGGCTGCAAAAGCTCGAATTTCAGCGCGTTATTCTCATAGCGGCGAATCAGAAGCGCAAAAAAATCTTCTCGGCGCAACTCAAACTCTTGGTATTTATGATAGCCAAATACATGCCTTGCAAGAAAAATTGTCTGCAACAGAAGATAAAGAGCAACAAAATGCGATTACTGCAAGAATCAATGCTGTTTCTGCTGAACGCGATAATTATCTGAAACGCCCTGATACAATCGCAGCATTTAAGGGGGCTGGCCAGATGGGGCAAGCGCTTTATATGACCGGTGGTGGTGATATGGATTTGTACAATCCGAAACCAGTGGAGCGCAAAACAGTGGCTGAGGATGTTAAATCTTCTGTCGCTCCTCCTGTGCGCAATATGATTGATGTAAATAATCTCACTCTACAACAGGCGGAAGATATTGCAAGACAGAAAAGTGAAGATGCCGCTCATTTGCAGTTTGCCAAAGCATCAGCCGATGCTAAAGATTGGGCGCAAAAACGCACGCAGTATCAATCATCAACTTTTATTCCACGTACATTCTAGAAGTTCAGTAGTTTTATAAAGCAAAAGGCGAGATTTCTCTCGCCTTCCTTATTTATTTAATAATGATGTGCTAATATTTATTGGAGGGAAGCGCAAAGTATAGTAATGCAAATGCTTTTAACCTTTTTAGATTTTTAGGTCATTAAATATAATGGTATTATGAATGGCAATACATAATGGTTTTACTTTTTTAAATTATGTTTTAAATCATAATGTTATTTAGTTGATTCGAGTCCAGCTAGTCGCACCATCTAACCCTTTCATAACCCCGCGAAACTAATCGCGGGGTTTTGTTTTATCCAGGTTTCACAAGGGTTTATAGCACTTCCGCCCTTCATATCTAATCGCCTTTAATTGTTTTTAATCGCTGTTTTTAGTAACAAGTTTAGTAACAAGATGATAAACTTTAAAAAGCTTGTTACTAAAACTAAGGAAAAATGATGCCTCGTGTTACTAAACCCCTTACAAATACTGAAGTTGATAAGGCTAAACCAAAGGCTAAGGAATACAATTTAACTGATGGTAAAGGTCTTTTTTTACGCATAAAACCAACAGGAGCTAAGGCGTGGATTTTTAACTATTACCACCCAATCACGAACAAGAGAACATCTTTTACTATTGGTACTTATCCTTCTATAAGTCTTTCATTGGCTCGTCAAAAGCGTGAAAAATGGCTTTCTTTAATTGCTCAAAAAATCGATCCTCAAGAACATGAAAAAGAACAAGAGAGAATCGCTAGAGGAGAGAATGAAAATACCTTCTTTAAAGTCGCATTGCTTTGGAAGGAAAAGAGAAGTAGGGAAGTTGAACCTTTAACTATGGAAAAGAATTGGGCCAGGCTAGAAAAATATATCTTTAATCATATTGGTAACTATTCTATTGATGATATAACCTCTCCTTTACTGATTAAAACGGTTAAACCTCTATATGAAAAAGGGTTTAATGATACGCTGCACCGACTGTTGAATTTATCTAATCAAATTTTGAATTATGCAGTAACGCTAGGATTAATGCCTTTTAATTCTTGTATAAAAGCTGCAGATGCTTATCACAAAGAGCCGCAAAAGAATCATCCCGCAATTAAGCCAGAGGCATTGCCGAAACTATTAAATGATTTTAGAAACTCAAATAGGGATTATTTAACTAAGATGCTATTCCTTTGGCAATTGCTTTCAATGGTTCGTCCAGCAGAGGCGGTGTCTGTTGAATGGTCTGAAATTGATTTTGATAAGAAGTTATGGACTATTCCAGCAATCAAAATGAAAAAAACAAGACAGGGGCAATTTCCTCATGTTGTTCCGCTTTCTTCTTTAATGTTAAAAATTTTGGAAGAGTTAAAGCCTATTACTGGAGATAATAAATTTGTTTTTTCTCATTATAGCAAGCCCAATCATTCCGCTAGTAAAGAACTAATAGCTAATGCATTGAGAAAGATAGGTTATAAAGGGATTCAAGATGCTCACGGATTGAGATCGATAGCTAGAACATTTTTGGAGAATAAGGCTGTTGATTTTCGTCTTGCCGAAAGTTGTCTCGCTCATCGTGTCGGAGATAAAACAAGCCAAGCATATAATCGTTATGATTATGTAGAACTCCGCCGCCCAGTGATGCAATTATGGAGTGATTTTGTAGAGTGTTGTCAAAAAAATAAAAAAAGTTTTATTTTTTGATTTTTTGCCTCCACTATCCATTTTTTCAAATTTTATTGTTTTAAATCATATAGTTGGGTGAGTGGATACTTGAAAATCAGTGTGTCTCCATGTGTCCATCTCTCCACTATTTCCCCTCTTTAATTAACCAAAAAGAGGGCTTTCGCCCTCAATTTTATTATTTTTGTAAATATTCATTAAAAAACTCATCAAAGTTTTTGAAGTGAACATTTGTTTTAAATACTCCACCTGTGGACTTTTTACTCTTGAAATCAATCGGGTTTCTATTTTGAATCAACCCTTGTTTGATTGCACTCGTAAAGTTGTTATAACTTATCGGGTATTCATGGTTTATCGCATCGACAAATTCTAAATAAGCAGGATAAAGGTGAGTTCTAAAACGACTGCGCATCTTTGCGTTACCGATCCCAAGCCCATTTTCTTCTTCTGTAGTGTAGAGATGACTGCAAAATAAAGTGATATGGTCGGAATTGATTTTAATCTTTAACGCCTCATCACTTTTTTGTTGCTGCTCTAGAAGTTGCTTTGCATCTAATGGATGCTTAAAGGAGTGGATTATCTTGTAAATGATAGCACTGATTTCACTTGCTATTTTGTCCATCAAATCAGGATCTCTATCTTTTTCTGGGATGATTTTATCAAAAGAAAAAATAACTCTCCGTCTCTCTATCGCACCAGTTCTATCAGTAAATTTTGTTGGCTCATTGTTCACTACCAAGATAACCGCGGGAATGACGGTGGTAAATCTAGATATATATTTTTTATCTATTCGAACATCATCGCCACCTGTTACTCGTTTTAATCCAGAACCTTTTCCGCCATATGCTTGTTGTTCAGAACAAATTAATAATAGTTTATCCTCGAATCCATCCATTTCTTTAGGGTCTTCAAAATCTTCTAAAGATGCAGCACTAATATTTTGTTCACCAACTAACATTTTAGCTAATTTAGCAAATACTGATTTCCCACTTCCGCCATGCCTTGTAACTTCTAAATACATTTGCCAGTTATAACGATTGGTGAGAATCATATAGAACGCGGCCAAAATTGCATTTTGTTTTGATTGGTTACCATCGCTTACCCAGTCAAGCCACTTATCAAAATTGGGCGTTGGTTGTCTCTTATTAATATAATCATGAGGAATATGCGATAAAAGCCAGTTTTCTTTAGAATGCTCTGAAAACTCTAACGTTTTTCTATCAAGAACCCCATTCTTAAAGGCTAATAAACCTTGTTTTGGTGAACCTAGTATCGTAGATTGAATCTTCAACGTCTTTACTGTTAATTCAATTGAATTAGCGTTATATCTAAGATTGTTTTCTTCAAAAAAACGAACTGCACCACTGATTAAATTTCCCTCATCGTATCGATCCCAACTTATGCCATTATAAGTTAGCGTTTCTTTTGTGAGCGGTATATATCCAAAATCAAAGCCTAGATATTTAGAAAGTGCGCGTGCTTTTTTATCTGCCCAATCGCTATCTTTCACTTTCTCTGGCGGTACTAATTTCTCTGCGAGATCTGCAGTATCTTTATCATTGCGTAAGCGTTGAATATAACCACTTAAATCTTCTTTAGTCTGCGCTGCAGCATCAAGAAGTTTGACTTCTATCGCATCAGAGTTTTTAGCTAAGTTTTGACAAATAGCCGTTATTTCAGCTTGTGCTAGTTCACCATATTGAACAAGTTTTACTGATCGTTGATCTTCTTTTACTATGCGGATAGAAGAAATATTCTCCAATTGTTTTTCAGCAAGAATAACTGGTTTTATATTTCTATCTAATCCGTGAATTAAAGAACATAACAAGAGCCATTCTTCACCCTTTCCGTTATCCCATGCTTGCCAGGCTTTACGCCCAGCAAGAATAAAAATATCAGAGTAAGGTTCATGTGGTTGATCCGCAAGGTGCGGTGCATTGATTAATTTAGCCATTGTTTACCTCCTTGCTCCGCATCAATCCCTAATCCAATTCCTGCGCATTGCTTAAATAAAAATGCGTCCTTGAACTGAATCACTCGAATTTGGGCAGTAGGGTAGATAGATTTAAAAGGTGCTATCGCCTCCTCAGCCTCCGCACGTTCTCTTTTTCCCTCTGCATGAATAATGGGCGCGCGTGCATTGCCTAAGCTAATCTCTAGTGTGTAATGGTTTAAATTAATGGCTCTGATATTTGTGAGTTTCCCTTGTTTAGCATAGATGTGACGAAGGCTTAAAATATCCCCTTTACTTTCTCGCATTGCGACAACAGTCAGCATAAATAAATCATCAACAACGTGATAGCCAGCAGTTAAAATAAAAGCAGTTTTACTCATTATTTCCCCCTTGCAATTTATCACCCTCAATGCGTTCAATATTGAGTTGGTTTATTTGTGCGATAACTTCACCGAACTTATGAATTAAGTAGTCATTAGCTTGATTAAAGTTTCTGATTGTTTCTTGGTTATTTGAGCTAAGTTTTGCACCTTTCGCCTTAACCATTTCATTAAATAACTTTCCGCCTGTTTTTAATCTCACCACTAAATCAGTAAGTTCATCTCTAAACTTTATTTTGTGATGGAAATCATCAGGATAGACTTCTAAACATTTGCGGTTACTGTCTAAAATCAGTTTGAATTGGCGTGTGAGCTGGGCGAATTTAAAAGATAAGGGATTAGCGTAGAGTTTCACTTTGGTTTGGTTGGTTTTAGCAGAATGCAGATTTGCATTGCGGTTATCTTTCCACTGTTGAAGTTGTTGCATTGGGTTACTTGGTTTCATGTTGTGCCACCTTTCTAATTGTTGCTGCTTTCTTGATTTGTTCGATTGATACCGCCAGTCCTTTGTAGTGTCCAGAGTGTAGATAATCTTCTGCAAAGGCTAAGAATTGTTTAATACGTTTGTAAGATTTCTCTAACTGCTCGGGTGTCGGTGTATATGGTGCTTTGAATGCTTTGATTTTTTTAGCTTTCATTTTCTTCCCCTTTCAAAATCGAGATCACTTCTAACACCCGACCGCAAATATCGGCTTGTCCTATTTCGTGCTTGCATCTGATTTTTGCCTGTAACGCCTCTCTAAGCGTGCCATATTTACCCGCTATGAATTGGTCGCCATCGTCATAAACAAAGATTAATTGATAGGGTAGGTTCACTTGCTCAGTCATTGTTTACCTCCTGTACGCCTTCAATAAAAGCTATGCGTTCTTCCATATCAATCTTGATATGGCTCAAGAGGTTCTTAATACCTTTGATAGTGTAGGCAATATCAAAAGAATCCATTTCATCGAACACATCAGGGGTGATAGATAACGCCAATAACATGCTTTCTAATTGTCCTAATCCGTCAATGTGGAGCTTTAACGAATTAATCTGGCATTGTTCTACTTGGATAATGCGGTTAGCCATGTGCCACCTCCATTTCAGCAGATACAGAAAGGGTAGGAAGTACCGTTAAAGTGCGGTTGTTTTTGAATGGGTTTTGGTTGATTCTGCCAACGAATAACAAGGTATCGCCATCGGTAAAACGTGAACGTGCTTGTTGTTCATTATCGGCAAGAAGTCTGATTTTGATTTGAGGTGCGCGAATAAGCGCGAAAATGAATTGATACATTTTGCGTAACTCCGTATGTAAACACTTGAGAGTTACCGCATAAAGTTTCGAGGCTTTGGCGGTAACGTGTAACGGTCTCGAAAACTGCCACATACGGTTAGCAGCAAAGGGCGAACCTTTACCGCTACACGCTACCATTGAGAGAGATTTGTAGATTTGATGAATAAAAACAAAATCCGCAAATTCTTTAGGTGTGCGAATGTTACGCATAAAAAAACACGCTTTAGGCGTGCTCTGCGCCGTATGTAAATAAGTCGAGTTTCGAGGCTCGGCAATCGTTTTTTGCGACTGCAGGGAAATAATGCCAAATTTCACCGCACTTTGTAAAGTGTTTTTTATAAAGATTTCTGATAAAATAGTTTTGTAACCACCCATATGGTTACCTCCTTAAATTAGAATCGTTTCTAAATTGTTACGCCATAGTTCTTTTTTCCTTGCTATGGCGTTTTTCTTTTCTATTAACCAATGATTAAGCACGTGCAGCCTTCTGTTCTTCAATCCATTGATTCACTTCTTCTAAATCCCAACGGACAAAGTTTTGTGAAAAGCGGATTGGTTGAGGGAATTTTTTAGCTTTTACAAGCAAGTTGAGTTTGGTGCGACCAAAGCCAACAATATGGCAAGCGGTTTCACCAGAGATTAGTTTTTGGTTTGGATTTAAATTTAGATTCATAAGAAAATACCTATCGTTTGTTTAACACTGTGGAATATCGTCATATTCCGTTGAGTTGTTCGAACGATAGGTATTAGAAAGGATTTAAAGATTTGGAATAATTGCTAAAAACGGTTTATATACACTAGTTCGTCATTTTTTTTGATTTTCTTTTTCGTCTCTCACCATTTTTAGCCTTTGGATCAATTTCCTCAAGCCAATTTCTCAAGATAGTGCTGTCTGCAGCATTAATTCTTCTAATTTCTTTTACACGGTTTAGTATCTCTTTTCTTGTTATATCAGGGTCTTTATCCCATACTTCTGCGGCAAATGTTTGTACAAATTTTTTCTCGCTCTTCGGTTCTTTGCCTGTTTTACCTTGAAGATGCATTTTGAATTTATGAGCGACATTAATGCGGCTTTGTAACTGCTTTATTACATTAAATACATTGTCCAGGAGATAATTTAAAAGTGCGGTGTTTTGGTTATTTTTATTGATTATTGATTGAATAATTACATTTATTTTATCTGCATCAATATTTTGCTCTTTTAAAATATGAACAAATTCTATAATGCATTGGTTTTCAATTGATTTTACTGATGATTTAATTTGAGAAATTAAGAATTCCAAATCTTGTTCTTGTAAATCTCTTTTTTTCCCTTTCTTCAAATCATCATAAATCATGCTATTCAATAGTTCTCTTTCCTCTTGGAGATGCATTAAATATTCTTGGTTTATTTTATTAAGGTCTGCCATATCATTTACCTTTTGGGATAAGTTCTCTTTTCGAATTTATTTTATATTGCTGGGTTACGATAGGCTACGATTGTTTTTTTGTTATTTGGTTTGAGATATAATAAGAACGTTCAGGAATGAACAGTGTGGTAGATGATGGCCACTTGACCTGTAAGTCAGATGTTGTTGCAAAAAAAAGCCCGCTTAGTCGGGCTTTATTTTTTTAATTTAGTTTTTTCATTTCGCTAATGAATACTTTTTTTGCAGTATTAATAGCCCTTGATTTCCCTTTACCCCATGCTCTTTCCATAAAATGTACACCACTCATTTTTTTCGTTCCACGATCTAACATAAACCAATAAAAAGGGTCGGTGCGGTCTTTGGTGTTATCTCGAACGCTTGCCATTCTGCGGCCTTTAGTTCGGCGTATGCGAACAATAGTTATCCCACCGCTTTTATCTTTAAATAATCTTGTTCTGTGGCGCACATTGTTTTTTACCGTGCCTTTTTTTCTAAAATCAGTGCTCTTGGATAGAGTTGGAACAATAGGCTTAATTTCATCTTTTAATACTTGTGCTGCTGCGTTTAATGCTTTTTTGATCGCCTTTGGTTGTTCTATCCTTAACTGGTTTTCAATCTTTATTCTAAATTGTTCAATTGCGTTACTAAAGTCGCCCATTTTATTCCTCCTATAAATCAATACCATTAAATTGTTCTAATGCGTGTTTGTGTTCATCTGAAAGCTCGAAAATCAAATCACCATATTCAAGTTGATAAGTGCCGAAAGACATCAGAAAGGCTACGGCTGGGTCGATTTTGTTTGCGGCTTTCTTCTTGTTTGGTTTAATGTTGGCGTTTGCATCAGTTTCCATTACCACATTGGATAACGCCCAGGTAAGCACTGGATCGCCATGATGTTCTATCATCTGTCTATTTATTAATACTTCTGCACTTTTCGCCACCGGGCTAAATCGTTGATAGGTTTGCGGGAATGGTTCAACCTCAAGCCCAGCCGTTTGTAATTGTGTGCGTAGGTGAGTTGCATTCCATACGTCAAAGCCAATCATCTTAATATTGAAACGTTGCGCATCTTTCAAAATATCATCTCTGATTTTGTCGTAGTCGATACAGTCGCCTTCTGTTGCAATCAGCCAACCACTACGCACCCAGTTTCGATACATTGCACGGTTTTTATTTGCCACGTTATTAAGTTGAAATTCGGGGATATAATGCCGAGTAACTAACCGCACTTTCTTCCCTTGTGGAAAGGTATAGCAAAGGCTGGTTAAGTCATTGGTGCTAGATAAATCCAGACCTAAATAACAATCTTGGTGAAGTAAATCGCTTTCGGTGTACTGCCGTTCGCATTGCGCCCAGTTTCCTTCGCCTAGCCATGGGGTTGTGCCTTGGCACCATACATTAAATCGCTTGGTAAGCATTTCCACCCATTCGGAAGGAATCCCCCTCGCTTTCTTGATAGTGTTCTCAAAATCAAGGTAAGGAATGGATTTACCAATATTGGGATTGGCTTTTATCCAGTTCTCTTGCTTGTCGATTTCGTTTTCTTCGTCTAGTTCAAAAATCAATACGAATAAGCTGTCGTTTTGTTCGTTACCTTCCAGGATTTGAGCGCAATAATCATAATGCTGTTTGCAAGCGGAAATCACATTACTTCCCGCGGTTGTAATAGCAAAGAGTAAACCTTCTGGGCGTGCGCCTTGTCCTAGCTCTAATGCGCTATAGACGCTGTTGTCCGTATGTAGGTGATATTCATCAACAATCGCTAAACTAGGGTTTGTGCCTTCAATGGTTGAAGATTTGGCAGCCAATGGGCGCATGATGCTGTTGTTCTTAGGGTTGATGAGTTTGTGCTGTTGAATATTGAGCCGTTTTTTCAGTAAAGGCGAAAGTAAGCACATTTGACGCGCATCATCAAAAACGATTCGGGCTTGGTCTCGGCTTACGGCTGCGGTGTATATATCTTGCTGGCCGCCTTCCATCACCAAAAACCAATTGGCCAAAACGGCTGCCACCGTTGATTTGGCGTTCTTTCTTGCTACTTGAACGTAAGCAGAGCGATATTTTCTTAATCCTGTATCTTTTCGTTTAAAGCCCAGAATGTTGGCAAAGAGAAAAACTTGCCAATCTGAAAGAATAATCGGCTCGCCTCTCAAGTGTCCTTTAACGTGTGGGCATAGTTTCGAGAAAGCTATAAATTTTTCTACCGCACTTTGATCAAAGAAATAATTGGGGTTGTTTAAATCGTTAAAATAACGCGCTACGGCTTGTTTTATCTTCTTACAAGCCACTATTTCACCTGATTGAATTTTCTCTGCGTATTCGTGCCAGATTGCCATATTTAGCCTACATTGTGAGGATTTCATCAATCATATCGGTTGAATCAACTTCAACAGGATTTTTTCTACGGCTAACTGGATCAAAGCCTAACAATGAGGACATTTTCACCATCACTTTTTCTGCATCGGCTTTTGCAGACAATGCGGGGTTTCTTGATTGCGTGCCTTGGCTATTGACGATTGAAAAGCCGTTTTTGTGAATATCTTCAACGGCTGCACGGAAAAGGGAATAGTTCACGCAATATAACTCAAGGTGAATTAAATCGGCATCTTGAATATCGCCACGTTCAAGAAGTTGAGGGATGCGCTCTTTCCATACTGATTTAGCAATCGGATCTAAAAAACTTGGCGGGGTGTGTAAATTCTTCTTTTTGGCTGTCATTGTGTTTCCTTATTTTCAAAAAAATTTCCTTGCATAAAAATTAAAGGGGGCGGGCGGTTCTTTAGGCTTGCCAATTTCTTTCAAAAACTCCCCCCACCCGTAAAAGTTTGATATAAATCAAATTTAACCAACGCAATTTTGCGTCGGCTGGTAGGCGAATTTTTTCGCTTACCATATGCAACAGTTGAGGTTATAACGACCTCTCCTCAATTTTGAGGGCAGCTTTATTTTTAGCTCCATAACTCAACTGTTACCATATAACCACAGTTGCAGAAGATACCCGTTCTTTTCTGTTTGTCTCTGATTAGTTGTGGTCATATGACCATAACTCAACTGTGGATATATCGCCATAATTCAGGTGTTGCGATATCGAAACACCTCAACTGTGTACATATGCTCATAATTCAGTTGTACACTTATGTACTCAACTCAACTGTGTACATATGGACATGCTTTAATTGTTTCGATATAGAAACGGTTTACTTCTTCGCACCAAATCCGCGTTGGTCTATCACTCGTGTTTTATAGCTATGGCAATCACGACATAAAGATTGATGATTAGAGCCAACCCAAAATAGCGGGTCTGCTTGTCCGTTCTCGACTGGCTTAATATGGTCTATCACTGTAGCGGGCGTGTAGATACCTTTCTCTAAGCACATCACGCAAAGAGGGTGATGCTTTAAGTATTGCTCGCGGTATTTGCTCCACTTGTGATCGTAACCTCGTGCGCTGCTGTTTGGGCGGTTGTCCTTTGGCTTATGCTCTTCACATCTGCCCGACTTCACTTTATTTCTGCATCCTGGATAACTACAACGTCTTAACGGTTGATAAGGCATAGCTACACTCTTAGTAAGCGCAAGGCTCTCTATAGACTTCCCATAATGCGGAAATCGTCATGGGTGCTTGTTTAAGATTGGCTAAATCTGTTATAGCCTCACGGTTTGTGTAGAGGTAGGCGATATACATTAAGCAGCCGACTTTAATTGATGGCGTAAACGGAACGGTATTTTCTGTTTCTTCATCACCAAAGGTTTTACCAATATGCTTTTGGCATACTTCCAATGTAGCGACCTTATAGGTTTCGAGTAACTCATCATCTAAATCATGATCAAGATTTAAATGCGCCTTGATGTCATCTAGGGTTAAATTAATATTCGCCATAAGCCTCGCCCTCTTTACACATTAACTGCAATTCTCGGTGTGATTCCATACTGTCAATCACCGAATAAATATCAAATAGTCGTTTACCGTATTTAATTCGCATTTTGTTTGTAATGCCCTCAATGTAGCGAATGCGAATGCGGATGATGTTTTCACCCATTTGAAATGGGCCACTAAAATACTCTCGCCCTTGCAATGGCTCTACACTGGCGCGGACGGTTGCGATATGTTTCCAAAATGCTTTGTGTTCACCGTGTAGATTGGTTTCTCGCTCTCGAGGATAGTTTCTCGCCTCAATGGTGATGACCTTGTTATACTTGCCAGCCTTAAGCATCACTGCCATTACTTGCCCCCTGTTCTTGTTCATCACCGCGTTTAACTTCTACGGTTTGTTTCCAAGCCTGGCTAAATTCATCTCCACCTTCATAAGGCGGTAAACCTTCACGGCGGCGAACTTCATTTGGAGACATTACACCCGCTTTGATTGCTACATCATAGCTACTGAAACGTTCGCTTTGACTGGTGCGAAGTAGGTCGCTTGTATCAAATTCGATTAAGTAACGTTTATTGCTGTTGCTGCCTAAATCAATCATCAAGGCATCTTTGAGCTGTTGCTCAAAGTTAGTAAGCCAAGGGTGCAAGGTTTGAGAAAGAAATGCGCGGCTTGCCTCACTGAAATTCGCATAGCTACTATTCGAATAATCTTGTAAGAAAATCGGGCTAATATTGTAGATTCGGGCTATATCGGAAATGGTAAAAGTGCGACTGGCTAACCATTCTGCATCTTGGTTTGTCATGCCTAATTGTTTATATTCCATTGAGCCTTCAAGAATAGGGGTTTTACCTGCATTCTTCGCCCCCTTGTAACGTTCTAGGGCTTTGACGGCTTTCTGTGCTTTTGCATCATCTAACCATTCAGCCGTTGAGATAAGCCCGCTTGCCATCAATCCGTTTTTCATAATGGCTGCGCCATGGCGTTGTTGGGCTAAACCTAATCCCACCGTTTCACGACAAACTGTTATCGGGGAACGCCCCATAAATCCATCAACAGAACTATGGCGTAAATGCAAAATCTCATCTTGAAGATAGTTTTTTGTTACCCCGTTTAAGTCTGTGATTTGATAAATATATTCACCCGTTACTTTACGGAAGATATTTACCGCACTTGGTTGATAAGGAGTAAGGCTTATTGGTTCGCCCTTGTTATTCCACTCAATCACGGCATAAGCGTTACCATTTAGCAAACAATGGCGCATCATCGTATTTTTGAATTGATACGGTGTTTGGCTGCGGTTTGGCATTTCATTAAGAAGATATTCAACAGGATGACGATAGATTCTTTCTCGGCCATCTTCTTTTAGTGCGTATAGATAACAAGGCATTGATGCGACCGCCTCTGAAATGACGGTAACGGCATTCATCACGGCAGGTAACGATTCTGCAGTTTGTGGACTGACAAATTCGCCCGCACCTGTATTGTTTACGCCCATGTAAGATAAAAGCTCTTCTATTGTGGTTGGCTCGCTACGTTGCTCTTTTCGTCTAAAAGGATTCCACATATTAAGCCTCCATCACATCAAGCCACTGTTTCAAAAGTGCGGTAGAGTGTTCTTGTGTTTTTTCTTTTGCCGCGACCATCGAACGCTTAGCAATTTCTACACTACTTTCAGGATAGGCGGGAATGCTTGTTACGGTAACTTCAAAGAGTTCGGCTTTTTGTACGGTTCGTTGGCAAGGCTCTACATCAAAATCCCATTCTTCTTGACTGGCTCTAAATCCAAAGGACATGCCTGTAATATCACCACGCGAAACGCTAACTAATAAATCTTTCCCAATAGTTGTATTAGGCGGGGTTAATTCAAAGCGTAAGCCGATTGAATCTTCTTCTAGTTTTAATGTTCCCGCACTGGTGCGACCGAGTAACTTGGTGTAGTCGTGTTCAAAGAGTGCACGAACATCTTCACCACTGGCTAAACTTTCACTGAATGCTTTAGGCGCAAAGGATTCTACAAAATCACAATAAAGCACTTGTGAAGGACTGTTCCATTTGACCGCATAACCAACGAGCTTTTGATTCTCTTCATCGGTCGCAATGGTTGCAGAGCGGATTTCAAATTCTTTCTTCATTTTTCACCTATTAAGCAAAAAAGGGGCTTTCGCCCCTCTATGATTTATGCCGTTGTCTCAATCACTTTAATTGCGTTGGAATCTACCACGCCACCACCCAAATATTTATCGGTGTGAACTTTATAGAAGCCTGGCTCGGTTAAGTTGTCTGGTCGAGTTCGTACGCCTGTTTCATGATCGACAATGAAGTAACCACGTTTGAAATCACCAAAAGCAATAACGGCTTGATTTGCACCACCTGTCGGCATTGTCTCTAAGAAGTAAACTGGACGGCCTAATAATGTTGCTGGTGCATCGGTTGTTAAACCATCGCGCCAAATGTAATCGCCATTTTTGTTTTTGAGTTTTTGTAATGCTGCTGCAATGGTTGATGACATCACCCATACGGCATTTTTGCGGTATTTACTGTGAAGGGTATAGAACGCATCGATTAAAGTGTCTGCCTCAATTTTTGCTGCACCCGCTACTTCAATTTTTTGAAGTTTGCCGAATGGGCGCACTTTATCGTTTTCAGTTGTGCGTTCGTAGGTCAATAAACCTTTTGATTTTTTGTTACCATCACCAGAGGTTAAATCCACTTCTTCTGTTTCAGTGAAGGTCTCCGTGATTTCATCAGTGAGCCAACCTAAAACATCAATGCTGGAGAAGTCCAAAATTTCTTGAGTAGTTTTTGGATAAGCATAGATTGAATTTAATGCAATGGTTACTTCGTGAAGTTTCGGGGTTGCTGTGCCGTTGCGTGCTGCGCCTTCTGTGCCATGTTCAACGGTTGCACCACCAGCAGATACTAATTTTTTGTATTCTTTCGCACCGATAGGCAAGCGAACGACATTACAAAGCTGGCGCATGACGCTATCATCTGTTAAGCGTTTCATGACCTCTTTGTCTAATTGAGGGATAACAGAATAGCCGCCATCTTCACCGTTAGCCGTAGTTAAATTGCGAAGTTCACCAGTTTTAATGTAATGGCGCAATTCATCATTTGAAAATTGTTTCGTGCTGCGAGTTTCTAATGGGTTAGATTGCGCACCAAGATTACGTTCTTCATCTGCTACGGTTTCGTATTTACTGATTTCATCACTCAACTGTTTCACTAAATCTTTCAATTTATCAAAATCTACTGATTCAGCTTCATCCAATGAACGATTTTCTTTTTCTGCTTTATCAAGCATTGCACGCATTTCTGCGACTTTTTCTGCCTTTTGTTGGCGTAACTCAATTAATTTTTTCAACATAAGTTTTCCTTGTGTTATTTGATTGGGGCTCGACCATATTCAATTAAGTAAGAAAGCGTACCATTCATCCAAGAAGCATTATCCTCATCATAGCCATAACGGTATTGAATCCCTCTGACAAATTGAATATGGCGATAACCTGTAAATGTAATAAGGCTATTAACCTTCTCTGCAATCCGATCAATGTTGGGTTCTCCTTCGCTATATGGAAGGAAGATTGAGATATTGAGTTCGGCTTGCCATTCCGATTCTCCCATTACCTTAAAATCACATTCTGCATCATCTAAGAATACTGAAATTGCAGGTAGCTGCTGTTTTAAGCTCGTGAAGAATGCTCTACCGTTATAAACATTTCCAATCTCTGGAATGTTATTCTTGATTAGCGTAACGATTTCGTTTCTAACTTCGTTGTGAATAAGCATTTTTTACCCTTATTTGTTCTTAATTAAGAGGGCTTATAAAAAGCCCATAGAACAATATATATACAAAAAATATAAAGTAAACAGCTTAAATTTCAATAGTTTAGATACGATTAGATACGTTGAGTAAAATATTTTATTTAGTGATTTTTTTAGGTGGTTTTGAGTTTGAAAAGATAATTTAAGATAGGAATTTATCTATTTTTTATAGGTGAAGACTTGGTGAAGACTTAAATAAGTAGTCTTCACCCTTATAAACATATAATAAATAAGGATTTTTTCTTGTTTTTTTAGCAAAAGTGAAGAGGTGAAGACTATAATAGAAAAAAAGTTTTTTGATATACTGTGATTTATCAGATTTTGCCTTAGTAACCAAAATAGTAACCAAAAATAAATGAACTAAAATAAACTTATTTTAAATCAATATCTTATATAACTAATTCACTTCTCGCCCAGGCACCAAACAGCAAAGTATACATCACTATAAGACATTACAAAGCTTTGATTTTACTGAAATCAGGGCTTTTTTATTCCCTATACGTCACTATAAAACACCATGTAATCTTAGAATTTTAGGGGTAGATTTAGTAACATATTCACTCCAAAAGGGGAAAAATCTATTACTAAAACCACACATCCCCTTAGAAATCTGGACTCAATCGCACTCAGCTTTACCCAATCAGATAGGTAGGGATTTGTTTGTTATCCAAATTATACGATTTAGCTGATATCAACTGCACAATATACTATTTTCTAAAATAAGATCTATTCCATACTCAAGAATTTCAACCTAAGTTATATAAAAATAAAACTATTTATTTTTATCAATTTTCATATATTAACGCAAACGTTTGCGTTATAATCTATCTCGCTTATTTTTAACCATTTAATAAAGGAAAATATAATGACAGATCGTCCAATTCGTCAGGCTTTACTGAGTGTTTCTGATAAAACTGGTATCGTAGAATTTGCTCAAGGCTTAGTACAGCGTGGTGTAAAACTACTTTCCACAGGCGGTACCGCAAAATTGTTGGAGCAGCATGGTTTGCCAGTGACTGAAGTGTCCAATTACACCGGTTTTCCGGAAATGATGGACGGTCGTGTGAAAACCTTACATCCAAAAGTGCATGGTGGGATTCTTGGTCGTCGTGGTACAGATGATGCTATCATGCAGCAACATGGCATTGAAAGCATTGATATGGTGGTGGTGAATTTATATCCTTTCGCCGCAACCGTGGCGAAACCAAACTGCACGTTAGAAAATGCCGTGGAAAATATTGATATCGGCGGCCCAACCATGGTGCGTTCTGCGGCGAAAAACCATAAAGATGTGGCGATTGTCGTGAACAATAAGGACTTTGATGCCATTCTTGCCGAAATGGATCAACATCAAAACGGCTTAACGCTTGAAACCCGTTTTGATCTTGCCATCAAAGCGTTTGAACATACCGCTCAGTATGATTCCATGATTGCCAACTACTTTGGACAAATGGTGAAACCATATCATGTGGCAGAGGAAGAAGATGCGAATGCGAAGTGCGGTCAATTCCCACGGACTTTAAATCTTAACTTCGTGCGTAAACAAACCATGCGTTACGGCGAAAACGCCCATCAAAATGCGGCCTTTTATGTTGATTTGAATGTGAAAGAGGCGAGCGTGGCTACGGCTAATCAACTCCAAGGTAAAGCCTTGTCTTACAATAATAT